GTAGGTCCAGTTGGTCCTGTTGCTCCAGTTGGTCCCGTTGCTCCAGTTGGTCCCGTAGGTCCAGTTGGTCCTGTTGGTCCAGTTGGTCCAGTTGGTCCAGTTGGTCCTGTTGGTCCTGTTGGTCCGGTTGGTCCTGTTGGTCCGGTTGGTCCTGTTGGTCCTGTTGGTCCAGTTGGTCCCGTTGGTCCGGTTGGTCCTGTTGGTCCTGTTGGTCCTGTTGCTCCAGTTGGTCCCGTAGGTCCTGTTGGTCCGATTGGTCCTCTTGGTCCTGTTCTATTACTCCATGATGCGCCTCCAGATCCTAAAGTAGCGCTTGAATATATTTGTGATTGATTGGATACCCCACTCATTTATATAGTATATAATTAAATTATAATAAATTATACTATATTTTTACAAAAATTTTTATTTAATTAATTTTATCTTAATTCATAATAAATGGTCTATTATTATCTACTTTTAAATCATCTGGTATAATTACTTTTTCTCTATCAAAGAAAGAAATTAATGGAAGATTTTTAATTTCTGGTTTTACAGGTTCTTTATTAGGATTTACTAAATTATTAGAATTAATACCTAATAACTGTGATTCAACATCAACAAAATTTTTACAAACATTATCTGGAGGCATATAAGACGGTCTATATAATTCAGGAAAAGCTGGTATATTAGCATGTCCATTACGACCATTGAAATCACATATATTTTCAAAAGTTCTATTTATTGCTCTTTGCTCTAAAAGATAATTACCCATACTATTTTTATCTCTAGTTGAAGCCATTATTTATATATACTAATAATTTGTTTTTGCGAAATTAATTAATTGTTTATAATTTTCTTCATCAAAATTTTTTTCATGATAAAAATCACAAAGTAATTTATGAAACATATATAAAGTAGGAAATGCAAAAAACATTCTAAATGTCGTTAATAAATCATCTTTCAAAGAAGTTACTTCAAGCAATTCTTTTATTTTATTATTTTCATTAAAGTAATTGAATAATAAATTACTAGTATTATTGATAACAGTATCATCATAATCTTTCAAAAAAAATAATTGTAAAAATTGTATTCTATATAAAATATCAGATTCATCAAAATCTTTAATTTTACTGTAAGTGCATATCATATTAAAATCATATTTATCTTTTATATTTTCAGTCATAATAATTAGTATAATTTATATTTATATTAATTATTATATAAGTTATAGTTAAAAATTCTAAGAAATTATTGCATTGGTGTATGCTTTACTTTATAATCTTCATCTCTAGTTAATTCTCTAGATGGTAATCCACCGCGAATCCACCCTTCAGCAGCAACACCTTCAACTAAATTAGCAGGATTTGTTAAACTAGCTTCTAAAGAAGGAATTAAAGGTGTAAATAAGAAATCGGAATGAGAGACTTCGCTATTGGGATCAAGACTTTTTCTATTCATAAGGTGTTCGCCTTGTTGTATTTGTGATTCTAAAACTGGATTTGAAGGTCCTCTTCCTAAATAAGGAACAGTTAAAAATAAACGTTCTTGCGCTGTAGTTCTTTCTCTCTCTTTTGATATAGGAGCAAATTTTAAAATGCTATTTTCATCAACATTATCACTATTTATTCCACCAGCTGGACTGCCTTGGCAAAAAACATTTGGTTGATTAGTTGCTAAATTAATAGTTTTGTTCATTGGATTTAAAAAACTGAAATTATCTAACATATGAGTGCAAGCATTTGTATTTTGAATATTTCTATTTGAAACATCATAATCATCATTGCCTATTCTAGACATATTATCAAATAAAAAATTACTTGTCATAGACATCTATATATATATTTGTAATATATAAAAACTTTAAGTAAAAAAAAAATATTAATACATTAATTTATTATACATTAATAAATTAATATAGTAAAGATAGTAAAGATAGTAGTAAATTAATACATTGTATAATTATATGCTCCACCATGATTTCTTTCTAATGCTAAAGGATTTCCTTCTTTTCCTGATATCATAGATCCATAAAGCCATTCTTGGAAGCCTTCTCTATTATTTGGAACTGTAGTTGATGGCATTGAATACCATTGATGCATAGATCTATCAAATACAAAAGCATCACCAAGATCTTTAAATAATCTTTCATCAATATTTTTATCATCAAATTGTTTAATTGTATTTTCTTTTACAGCTTCATTTATTTTTTCTTTTACTTCAGGATTAAAAGCAGGAGCAGCACCTTTTCTATTTGGATTATATTGAATTTCTGGTATTAAAACATTCATTAAAGGATTATTTTGTGTAGGAGTGCTTAATTTATCTTTAAATTTTGTAAAAGTTTTTGGATCGGTAAAGCTAGGGTAAACTTCTGGTAATAAATTATTATTTAATGTATTATTAACAAAATTTTCTTTTAATGTTTTTTCTTGAATATTTTGCTGTAAATAATAAAGTCCAATTAAAATACCTAAAGTTATAAACCCTATCATTAAAATTCTAGAAGACATTGTAATTAAATATCCTAATAATGATAAGATAATTATTAATCTAGTTATAGCATTAATTTTTTCTTCTGTTGTCATAGAAGGAGAAGGCCATAATTCCATAATATAATTTTTATTCATTAATAATGTTGGGTCATTTATCCATAATTGTGTATTCATTTATATATATATATATAGTTGTAATTATTTTTATTTACAATATTTATTTTTTAGAAGCTTTCTTTTTTTTCTTAATAGGGTTATCAGTTTTTTTACTGCGTTCTACATTCTCTCCTGTTGTAAATTTATGTGTTTTCTTAATATCTTCCATATAATTATCCAACCCACAAGATGCGAGAAAATCTTGAATTTCAGGATTTTTATTATAATTTTCAAATTGTTCCTGAATATTTTTATTTAATTCTTCGAGTGAAACCCCATCTTTGGTATTTATTTTACTTTTCATTCTTTCTCTCATCTTCGCATTTTTCATATTTTGTTGCATATGTTGATTAAATGCGTTCATATTAACTTTTCCACCACCAGGCATTCCAGGCATACCCATTTTATTTAACATTCCTTCTAAATTTCCCATCCCAGGCATATTTTTCATTTTATTCATTAATTCACTAGCCTCTTCAAGTAATTCACTTTCTTTAATATCACCGCTCTTAATTTTATTATCTAATTTACTACCAACATTTTTAACTAAATTCATTATTTTATTAGGATTACTTAATAATTGCTTGAATATAGAGCTCATATCGGCATTAGATGGATCAATATTAATATCTAAATCATTATATGTTTCTTCAGCAATTTCTTTTGCTAATTTACCTAGCTTACCATCCATCATACCAGTAATATGACTATGAATATCTTCAGCATTCGGTAAATTTTTAGCAAAGTCATTTTTAAATTTATTAAAATCTTTCTCTCTATCTTCTGGATTTGCTGTGCCATCATCATTATAATTATTTTCATATGATACATCTTGATTATCATTATTATCACTATTATTATTACACTGGTTTTCCATATTAAAATTCATATTTTCAAACATTTTTGACATTTCACCAATTGTATCTTCTAATTTGCTTTTAAATTCATCTTCATTAATAGCTTCAAATAATTTTGCTGTATCACCAAAAGATTTTTCATTTTTAACACTTGTAATAACGGTAAATAATATTAGTTGTAAATATTTCCAAATAGTTTCTCTGGTCTTATCACTTATATCTTCACTCCATAATAATTTAAAATCAAGTTCTGGAAGAAAATTAGTATTAATTTCCTCATTACAAAACATTTCATTATTTTGATAAAGAATATCAAAAAATCTTTCTGGATAAATATTTTTACAATAATCAAATAATTCTTTTATATATAAATTATATTCTTCTTCATCTACAACATCTTTAATAAAAAGAAAAAGTTTTTGATATTTATCTTCTGTAATAATATCTGAAAAAGTAGTATGTAAATCATTTACAAAATCTTTAATAATTTTATTGAATTCATTTGGTATTTCTATATTTTCCATAATAAATTATAATTAACTATATTATAATTTATTTAAATTTATTTATATTTTGAATTTATATAATATAATTATTAAGAATGATACATATCACATATTTTGAGTAAATTTTGAATATATTGTAAATTTTTTACAAGATTTTCCTCACCCATTTGACTTGTAATTTTTTTTATATATTCAATCTTATCTAATATTTCTTTTTGCGATTCCAAATATTTTACATCATCATTAAAATCCTTTGTCATAAAAAAATTAATATCTCCTTCTGTAATAGGTTCTCTATAAGGGTCGCAAATATAAATCTTCCAAATACGGATAATAATTTTTGGATTCATTTTTCTAATAGATTTTAAATAATTAATGGCTGTTTTAATATCCATATCTTCAGGGAATATACTTTCTATATCATCTAAATAATCACTGAAATGATTATTAAAAGCACTTAAAATATCAGATTTATCCATTTAATTAATAATAACATTATTATATTTAAATATTATTATCAAATATTTATTTTATATATACATTATCTTTTTCTATTTTTATTTTTTGCCCTCGAGATTATTTTATTGGTGCTGTTGTTGTTGAGATATTAAACTATCACGCTCTGCTTTTGCTTTTTCCATAGAACCTGAATCAACTTTATTTGGAACATAATCATCGGGTGGCGTCTCAATATTATCTGTATATTCTAATGTTACATTGTTTCTTAGTTGCCTTAAACCACCATCTCCTTTAGCTGATAAAGCATCAATACTTTGGTCTAGAAAACTATAATTATCAGACATAACACCAAAATTATTAATATCATTAAGAGAGAAAGCCATTGGTTCTTGTGGGATGAAGCTTTCTCTATTACTAGTAGCCATTTGTCTTGGTTGAATATGTTCCAAAATTTGTTTTCCAAATAATACTTGACTTCCCCGATTTAATAGTAATAAAGCTGGAACTTTTGTAATATTAGGAGGTAATATTAATTCTTTCTGATTTTCTAATATAATGTAAATACAATTATCCTCTTTTTTTATACGATTATCTATAGAAACAAAATGAATATCTTTTTTTGCTTGACATTGTGCTAAAATAGGTAAAATTTCTTTACACTTTTCACAATAATTACTATAATATAGAATCATACTCATATTATATTTTTTATATTATTTTGATAATGAATTTTTAACTTATTTATTTATAAAATTGATTTAATAATATATTATTATTATTTATTAATAAGAGAGAAATATGGATATTTTAATTACTAATATTGTTGAAGAAAATGGAGAATTTAAATTTACTCTTGAAAATGCTAATGTTAGTTTAGCAAATGCGATTAGAAGAGTTATTTTAGCAAATATTCCTATAATTGTTTTTACAACAAGTCCATATGAGAAAAATGATGCCGAGTTTATTATAAATACTTCTAGATTCAATAATGAAATTTTAAAGCAACGACTTAGTTGTGTTCCTATTCACATTGATGATATTGAAACGCCAATTGAAGATTATTTACTTGAAGTAGATGTAAAAAATGATACAGATAATATTATTTATGTAACTACTGCTGATTTTAAAATCAAGAATATTAAAACAGATAAATATTTGAATGATAATGTTTTAAAAAATATTTTTCCACCAGATTCAATAACCGGAGAATATATTGATTTCGTTCGCTTACGTCCAAAAATTAGTGAAACTATTAATGGGGAACAATTAAAATTAACTTGTAAATTTAGTAAAGGTATTGCTAAAGAAAACAATTGTTTTAATTGTGTATCTATGTGCGCATATCGCAATAGTCCTGATTATGAAAAAATAGAACAAGCATGGTTATCAAAAGAGGCGTCTATTGATAAAGAAAAAGAAGATGTAGAATTTCTTAAAAAAGATTTTATGCTTTTAGATGCGAAACGTTATTTTATTCCAGATAGTTTTGATTTTACCATTGAAAGTATTGGAATTTATGATAATAAGGCAATTTTAATTAAAGCAATTGAAATTATTATTCAAAAATTGAAAAATCAAGTGGATATTCATTCAATTGCGAATGAATTTATTAAAGTATCAGAAACAACAATGAATAATTGTTATGATATTATCTTAGAAGGAGAAGATTATACACTTGGAAAGGTGTTAGAATATTTATTTTATAGTGATTATTTTGAAAATCAGAAAATTCTTTCATTTTGTGGATTCCAAAAACCACATCCACATATTGATGTCAGTATTATTCGATTAGCATATAAAAATGAAGTAGAAGTAGAAAATATTACAGCAAATCTAGTTGAATGTTGTAATAAAGGAATCGAAATTTACACTAATATTTTAAAACAAATTAATACTCAAATGTAATTTGTATTTTATAATTTATTATAAATAAATTTATACGCTACTTATATAGGTACTATCCGTTTGTATTAATTTTCTTGTATTATTATATAATCCAATTCCTAAAATACCATTATTGCCATGAGTTAATTTAATTATATTATTTGCATTGTTTTGTTCTGAGCTAGTTATATTAACATTACTAAACCATTCAATACCATCCGCACTATATATTATTTGATATGGTGATTCGCCACTAGCTAGAAAATAGCTAGTTCCACCACTATTATCTACCCAAATAACATCATTCAATAAAAAGTTATTTACATCTGTATTATTTATTTTTCTTGTTTCAATAAAAACTAAATTTTGAAAAGTTTCACTAGTAACAACATTCATAGTTGAATCTCTGTAATCAGTATAGAATATTCTTGTTCCAACTGTGACTGTTCTTTTTAAAGAAGGCGAATAAGCAATTCCATAAAAATATTGCCCTATATTTATATTAGTGTGCGTAATATCTTGTCCATACAAATTTATTGGTAAATTTTGCCAATGTTCATTTATAGCATTATCTGGTCTATAATAAAATTGATGTCCTCTTCTACCACCTGTATTACCAGGAGAATTAGCTACAATAATGAATGCTTTTATAGATTCGTGATAATCAATATGTAAATCACTACTAGCTAAAAACCATTCTCTTAAAAATTCAGGTGGATTACCAAATATTATTCTTTCAAAATTTATAGTTGTGGTACTAGTTACAATTATATTATTTTTATCAGTTATAATATTACTTTTCCATAAACCTTGATTACTATTACCTGTTCCTGTTAAAACTATAATTTTTTCATGTGATGAATAAGAAATTTTCTTAGGATGGAATTGATATAATGTTCCAGTAACATTTGCTTTTATCCAATATTTTCCATCATTGGATATAAAAATACCGAAAAAATCATCATTAAAGTTATGAACTCTAGTTACAATAAAAATATCCAATTCTTTTATCCATTTAAGTGTATTATAATCAATATACCCGTGTTTAGTTCCAAAGAAATTGTCATGCCTTCCCTGAAACCAATCTATACCATTTTCACTATATAATATATTATGTCTTGAAACACATACGTATATATCTAATAAAGGTGAATATTCTACGTCATCATAAATTACTTCATTACCATTATAATTAAATATATCATTATTTGAAATATCATTTAAAGTATTTATAGATATATATTTAAATTGGTCTTCAAAAATAAAATTATTATTGTCTCCTTGTATAATAATATTTTTATTAGTATTCAAGAGCATACCGGCAAAAACCATTATAATATATTTTGAATTATTTTAAAATATATTATTAATCTTATTTATCTTATTAATAATAATTACACTAAATTACTTATTATATAGTTATAATCTATTATTTCTAATATAATTGAGAAACTGTTAAAATATATGTTGAGGAAACTCTTATAATACAAAATAATACTGAACTACTATTTGGTACTTTTAAACTTTCAGTAAGATTAGTTTTAAAATTAGTTCCATATGTATTATGATTAATAGTTAATTCGCCGCCGCTATTATTTGTATAATATAATATAATTTGAGAATTTTTTTCAACATTATTAACACTAATATCAGTAAGCGAAGATATATTACCCGATAGTTCTAAAACACTATAACTAGAATTTATATCATTGTTAATTGTTAATGTATTTCCACTTACACTAGCATTTATATTTCCTAATATATTGCTATTACTAACTTTAATTGTGTTACATTTAATATTAGATAAATACATGTGACGAATTTTATATTCAGCACTACCAATATCATATGTAGAATTTGTATCTGGTAAAATATGTCCAGTCATAGTCATTGAACCAGATAACACTCCACTTACATTACCAGTTACATCACCGTTTAAGTTTCCATTGAATAAATGCGCGTTTACATTATTTGTTAAAGTAGCATAATCACCGTTTAAGTTTCCATTGAATAAAGGTGTTGTTATATTATCTGTTAATGTAATATAATCACCCTTTAAGTTACCATTGAATAAAGGTGCACTTACATTATTTGTTAAAGTAGCATAATCACCAATTAGATTACCATTGAATAAATGTGCTGTTATATTATCTGTTAAAGTAGCATAATCACCCGATAAGTTACCATTGAATAAAGGTGCACTTACATTATTTGTTAAAGTAGCATAATTACCTGATAAGTTACCATTAATTAAAGGCGCCGTTACATTATTTGTTAATGTAACATAATCACCAATTAGATTACCATTGAATAAAGGCGCACTTACATTATTTGTTAAAGTAGCATAATCACCCGATAAGTTACCATTGAATAAAGGTGCACTTACATTATTTGTTAAAGTAGCATAATTACCTGATAAGTTACCATTGAATAATGGCGCGTTTACATTATTTATTAAAGTAGCATAATCACCTGATAAGTTACCATTGAATAATGGCGCGTTTACATTATCTGTTAAGTTTGCTGTTGTTCCTGATAAATTACCATTGAATAAAGGCGCTATTACATTTTCTGTTAAGTTTACTGTTGTTCCTGATAAATTACCATTGAATAAAGGCGCTGTTACATTATTTGTTAAGTTTGCTGTTGTTCCTGATAAATTACCGTTAAATAAAGGCGCTATTACATTATCTGTTAAGTTTACTGTTGTTCCTGATAAATTACCATTGAATAAAGGCGCTGTTACATTATTTGTTAAGTTTGCTGTTGTTCCTGATAAATTACCGTTAAATAAAGGTGCTATCACATTATTTGTTAAAGTAGCATATAC